CGTATAATTTAACCACATGATAATCTTCAGAGGCTTTTCAAAGACAGAACAAAAAGAGGTAAGCGTTGTATCTACTCCCGAAAGAGAGAGGTATATAGTCGGTACTCTTTATGCTATCTTTGAGCCTGACACGGTTATTGAGTGCCGGGACTATAAGACCGGATATTTATTTGAAGAGTTACCACTTAAAGACATTTTTAATGAGATCAAAGACTAATCATCGCTATTACTACTGTAAGCATTGCGGAAGCAGACATACTTCAAAGACAATGGCTGATATTTACTACGATCTGGATATGAAGATACTTGAAAGTAAAGAACGTAAATTAACCAAAATAGAAAAGAGATGAAAGAAACAATTAACACCCCGTATGTAAAAAAGTATGACAAAAATGGAAAGGTCATAAATCCTATTACAATGTATATTCCGGATGGAGAAAACAGAAAAAAACGTCGTGAGAAAAATTCGACTCATAAGTTTATGAATAATAGGAAAGGGATGCCGCTGACTGTAGTAGGTAAATTCAAATTCATAAGACACATTCAGTTAATTATGTGTAAAGATGGACTGAAAAGGATATACCATTATTTGTCAGTCTAATACCGTTAACCGATGGAAAGAGATTTAATCAACGACTTCATTAGTGCCACAACGATTAAACAGGTTGATGCACTTGTATTCCAGTACTCGGGATTGCTTGATGAAAACAGATCGCTTTATAAGTTCCCAAAACAGGCACGTAAAAGGATCCATAATTTAAGGCGTGAACTAATCCATAATACTGAACTAATCTATATGAACTAATGGAAACCATAGCCCGTTCAAAGCAGATACCAGGATGCGACTCTTTACTACCTCCTGAGCCATGTAAGACCTATAAGATTGAAGGCAACGAGTATATACCCGTTGAGGTTGATCTGACAGGGTACAGACTGATAGGTGAGAATATGAACTATCAATTTTATGTAAAAAATTAAGAAATGTTAACAGATAATTCTATTATGCCATTCGGAAAGTATGCAGGTCAAAAACTTGCAAACATACCAGCATCTTATCTAATTTGGATATTTGAGAATAATAAATGCACTGCTGAAGTTGCAAGGTATATCAATGAGAATTTAGACGTTCTCAAAGAGGAAATAAAAAGAGACGAAGCAAAGCGAAAATATTAAGTCGTTCTTTGAAGTTATTTGAAAAATGATTATCTTTGTGTCTGTATTCTGCGAGATACAAATAAGACATTCGGTAATTACCTTAACGCCTCTTTCTCGTTTCTCGCAGAACTTGAAAGAGGCGTTTAAATTTGATGTAATGGCAGACACTAAATATTCAGATTACTTAAAGGATGCGAGATGGGTAAACAAGCGTAAAAGAATCATTTACAGGGACGGCAATAAATGTACGGTATGCCAGTCTAAAAAAGCATTACAGGTTCATCATACGTTTTATTACACTGACTATAGAGAGCCATGGAGATACCCTGACGAAAGCCTTTTAACATTATGCAAAGCATGTCATCAAAAATATCACGAAGAGCATGAACATGAATATAAAGATCCTCCGAAATTGTTTATTAAAAAGAAGCGATTAAAACATATTTGTAAAAACAAAAAACGTAACGATAAAAAAGATTTTCATGGATTCAGAGATAGGAAACCCAGTTTATTATCAATGCAAGCGAAAAGATTAGGCTATATAAATGACGGATTAGGACACTGGGTTAAATTGAAGTAACTCTTATTAAACTTTTTAACCAATATCTTAAATAACTCAAAAATGGCATTAAACGAAAGTAAAGGCAATATGTATTCCTGGATAACTCATACATGGAATACCGTTAAAGGAAAGTGTCCGCATGGGTGTATCTATTGTTATATGAGTAGATATGGTAATCAAAAGCCTGTCAGATTTGACGAAAGCGAGTTAAAGACTGATTTAGGTAATGGTAATTATATTTTTGTCGGGTCCAGTTGTGACTTATTTGCAAAGTCAATTCCTGATTTATGGATAAACAAAACCTTGAAACATATGGAGAATTTTAATAATAAATATCTTATTCAGAGCAAAGATCCTGATCGTATTTTAGATTATATTCATTGCACGGTAATATCTGAAAAGACTGTTATTTGCACTACTATTGAAAGTGATAGCTATTATCCGCTTATAATGAAAGATTCTCCGCATCCAATGAGCAGAAGTATAGCAATGCAGGATATAAGCGAGGTCGTTGATACATATGTAACAATTGAGCCAATACTTGATTTTCATTTAGAACATATGGTAAAAATGATAAAAAGATGTAATCCCAAACAGGTAAATATCGGGGCAGACAGTGGAAATAACAATCTTCCTGAGCCGCCTAAAGAGAAAATACTCGAACTAATAGATGAACTAAAGAAGTTCACTACAATAGATCAGAAAAGAAATTTAGGCAGATTACTTAAACCGAGGCATCAAATCAAACGGGAATATTAGTAACGTCAATTTGTAATAATCTTAAAAATAAATCTAAAACAGCGGGAGGATTAATATGGCACTATCAGCACAAGAATTGAGAATAGGCAACTACATCCATTATCACATTGAAGATGCAATGGATGAGCGTAAAGAGTGGGATGAACTATCACAGATTGACTATGATGATTTAAGGATATTCACACAGTTTGAAGATAATAGCGAATATCGGCCTATCTCGTTAAATGAAGAGTGGCTAAGAAAATTCCATAATGAGGATGAAATAGAAAAAAGCGGAAGGTTCCCGAATGAGATAACTATCTATGACAGGTTCTTATTCATCTGGAAACCGGAGTATAAATACTGGTATGTCGTTTCTGCTTACCATAAAGAATACCTGACTAAAATAGAGTTCTTACATGAGTATCAGAACTTCATATATTGTTTGACCGGCGAAGAGTTAATTTTAAAAACATGACTTTTATCATGTTTTTTCTCATTCATTTAACCGTACTTCACAGAAAAACAGAACCATGCAGAACGATAAACAATACTACGAAGAACTGGACCGGATTTTAAAAGACAAGTATATTGCTGAAAGTCCGAAGATGTGTAATATGTGTGACGAAGAGACTCCTATGGTTGAAGTCACTTTCGGAAAGAGAAAAGAACTTGTCTGCATGAACTGCTATTCCTCTCCTGATTACCAGGAAATAGTAAGAAGAGATCATCCTGAAATTAAATTAATTAATAACTAAAGAAATGAAAGACGAAAATGTAACTATTGAAACAGTTGTAGTACTTCCTGATGAAGTAAAAGAATTAGCGTTAAGGGTTCCGGAAGTAAAACAAAAAGAAGTCCAGACGGTATTATCTCAGATATTTGCCGGTACTGCTGACTGGAAAAAACAGGCCGAGTCTATTGTCGTAAAAGACATACACGACAATTTAAGTATTCAAATGGCAGAGGCCGGACGGAAGAATGTCAAGACGGCCAGACTCGCTGCTGAGAAGATATTTGATGCAAAGAGGGATGAAGTTCAGCAAAAGAAATCAGAGTTTGACCTTGAAGATAAACTATGGCTGAAAGCAAAACAGACAGCTCAGATTCTATTCAAAGATATTGAGAGTACTTTCGAATGGAAGGCTAAGTTTGTCGAACGCTACGAAGCGGAGCAAAAAGAACTGATAACTCAATTACGCATTGAGAAAGTAAGTAAATATTCTGATGACATTAACCGGATAGCTCTTGAAAATATGTCAGATCAGATATTCGATATGTTTTTATCCGGCCTTGAAAAAGCATTCAATGACAGGCTCGAAGCGGAAAGGAAAGCAGAGGAGTCACGACTGGCAGAGATCGAGGCCGAAAAAAAGAGACAGGAAGAAATCAGGCTCGAAAATGAGAGGCTGAAAAAAGAGGCAGAGGCTAAAGAAAAGGCTCTTATAGCTGAGCGTGAAAAGATCAGGAAAGAGAATGAAGAGAAAGAGCGACTTGCTGAAATCGAGAGACAAAAACAGGCCGCTATTCTCAAAGCAGAGCAGGATAATGCTGCAAAGGAAAGAGCTGAGTTACTTGCTAAGGCCGAGGCAGAGAGGAAAGAGAAAGAGCGACTTGAGGCACAAATGAAGGCTAAAAAAGAAGCTGAAGAGAAAGCACAAAGAGAGGCATCTGCTAAAATTGAGGCAGAGAAAAAAGCAAAAGTACTGGCAGAAAAGAAAGCGAAACTTGCCCCTGACAGAGATAAATTGCTTATATTTATGCAAGCTATCAATGACTTACCGAGGCCAGAAGTGACGAGTATTGAAGCGGCTAATATCGCTGCAAATGCAAATACCTTACTCGTTAAGGTGGCGAACTACATTAAAGAGAATATTGACAAACTATAATATCCTGACAAAATGGAAAGCAATTTTATAAAATCAGCGAATCTAAGCAAGTCGCCTGATGATTATTTCGGACTGGATGCTATTTCAGTATCAAAACTTAAAAAGCTAAAAGTCTCCCCAGCACACTATAAAGAGGCCGAAGATGTTGTCGAAACTGATGCCATGAGATTTGGTTCGGCATATCACTGTTTTATCCTGGAGCCTAAAAAGTTTGAGAATGATTACTATGTTTTCAATGATCAGGCAATATGTGAGGCTCTTATCGGAGATGGTTATAAGTCACCCCGTAGCACAAAGGCATATAAAGAATGGGAAGAGTCAGAGATGCGGATAATCGGGGAAAAGAGTCTGATCAAAAAAGAGGAGTTTGAGCGAATCAAAGCAATGAAGGAAAGGTTATTTTCGCATCCTTACGCTAAGATGCTTCTTACAAAGGGAGAGCCGGAAGTTGGACTGTCCGGCACAATAACCACAATGGCCGGGGACATAAACGTAAAGCTAAAGCCAGACTATATAAAAAGCATTAAGCACATAGTAGTTGACTTAAAGACTGCTGCTGATGCTTCATTAGACGGGTTTACAAGGGCTGCTGCAGATCGGGACTATCATATTCAGGCTGCTTTCTACTCTGATATGATTGAGTTAATGAACGGGGACAATAGAGCCGTTACTTTTATCTTTATTGCACAAGAGAAAACAAAACCGTATGCCTTCAATCTTTTTGAGGCTTCCCCGCAATTTATCGCTCAGGGTCGTTATGAGTATGAAATGCTTTTGCAGTTATACAAATATTGTCTCGACAATAATAAATGGCCGGGCTACCAGTGCTTTTGTCCTAACCGTTACGGTTTACTTGAATTAAGCCTCCCCAAATGGGCTATCAAATCACTTGACTATTATATTTACTAAACTATGGAAAACGAAAAACAATTACCAGTATTAGCAGACCTTTATTCTGACACTGATTTAAAGGTTGCTCAAAATGAATTGAACGTATTACTAAATGCCCCTCCCTCGGAGTCGTGGCTAAAAGATCATCCTTTCGCAAAGAAGGATATTCTGACTGACAAAGGAAAGATAAAGGTTCCTATTAAGTTCATCCCTATTGAACGAATTGAATGGCTGCTTACCCGTATCTTTATTCGGTGGCACGTTGAAGTGAAAACCGTTCAGCTTATTGCTAATTCCGTTCAGGTCACTGTAAGGCTTTTTTACCAGGATGTTGTCACAAAAGAAATGCTTTGGCAGGACGGTATCGGAGCCGTTGCACTTCAGACTGATTCCGGAGCCGGAGCCGTTGAGTTTGATAAGATCAAAAGCAGTGCCGTGCAAATGGCCGCCCCTGCTGCTGAGACATATGCCGTAAAAGATGCTGCAGAAAAGATAGGCAAATTGTTTGGCAAGGATATTAACCGGGCAGTACATATTGATTACACTAATCTTCTTAATACAATACCAAAAGAAGAAAAAGAAAGTAAGATTGAGAAATTATTTGAAGATGAAACCAATAACGAAAAGAAATGATTACAGGAAAATTGAATTTATTAAATCTTACCGTTGCCAGACAAATGGTAAAAGGTAAAATGGGAGAGGTTGATTGTTTGGTCATCCCGATTGAAAAGAACAAGCTGTTTGTGGGTGAAAAAGGTATTTACCTTGACCTTATCGCTTTTGAGATTAAAGAGCAAAAAGAAGGCCGTACAGATACTCATCTGGTTAAGCAGTCATTTAGTAAGGCTGACCGTGAAAAGATGACAGAGGAGCAGCTAAAAGCTATTCCGATACTTGGTTCACTGAATGTATCAGGACAAAGTCAGGCTATACAGGAGCCAGTAAGTAAAGCGGATATTTTGAATGCTGAAGATGATCTTCCGTTCTGATGACTGACAAGGACTATTTAAGAATACAAGAGTGGTTAGTTGTGGAATAATAAAAATATTTACTATCTTTGAAGGGAGATAATCAGGGGTCATGTCCTGATGAAAGGGTAACCAGAACGCCTTTCTCCCTTCATTTGTTCTGGTAATTAAATAAACTGGGTATGAAAAAAAGAATTTATGTTAAAGATGCGATCGGCAAAAAATTCGGTAAATTATTAATTTTATCTGAATCTAATTTACTGAACGGCAAGAGCACTGTATTATGTCTGTGTGATTGTGGCAATAAAAAAGTAATTAGATTAGGGAATATAATAAAAGGTGATACCGTATCTTGTGGATGTTATGCAAGAAGTAATAAATCTAATTTTAAACATGGGTTAAGAAATCACAGGCTTTATGAAATATGGGCAGGCATGAAAAAGAGGTGCTATAATAAAAATTGTAATTCATATAAAGATTATGGTGGCAGGGGGATAGAAATATATCCAGCATGGATTAGTGATTTTAAGTGTTTTTACGAATGGGCTATAAAAAATGGATATTCTGATATTTTAACAATTGAGAGAAAGGATTATAATGCGAATTATGATCCCGACAATTGCACTTTTATAAGTAATAAAGACCAATGTTTAAATAAAAGAGATGTGTTAGGAATCAAAAGGGTTCGGGAAATACGAATACAAAAAGCTAATAATCCATCATTAACAATTAAAAAATTAGCATTATTACATGGAGTATGTAACCATACTATTAGTGACATATTGCATTATAAAACATATTCAAATATATGAAAGACACTGATTTTCATAAATTAATTGAATTATGTAATGTTGGTGGAGGTTTTATACCTGTCTCCGATAACGCTATTGAGTTACTTGAACAGTCTCACAAAGGCGAGGTACTATCATTTATTGAAGTCACAAACAGGGATGTTAAGTTTCACCGTTGTTACTTTGCCCTGTTAAATTTCATTTACGGATATATGCCTGTCAAGTTTAAAAAATCAGTCCCGGAAAAGAATTTCTATTTATTCCTTAAGCACCTGAAAAAAGAGTACAAAGTCTTATTTACGTTTCAGGACGGTACGACAATGGTCGAATATGATTCAATTGCTTTCGGTAAAATGTCTCAAAAGACATTTGAGAGCTATATCAGAGATCAGTTACCATTTATTTATGAGAATGTTTTAGGAGCCTTTTTCGAGGGCGATATTCTTAACGGGATAATTGAGACAGTAGAAGATGAGTTTAAAAAGTTTTTAAGTAAATTATGATTGCCTCCCAGCTCAAAGCCTTAAGGATCAAATCAGGCTATAAACAGGAATATGTCGCTATGAAGATCGGAATAGCCCAGGGACATTACGCAAATATCGAGAGGGGTCATACGGCTGTCAGCATAGAAATGTTAGAATGTTTCGCTTCATTTTACGGCAAAGGATCTGTTAAGGAACATTTAATAAAATTGTTTGAATGAGAAATAACCGAGAGTATCAGATATGTAAAGACATTGCTATTTACATGAGAATGCAATATCCTGATGTATTATTTCATTACGATTTATCCGGACTCAATTTGAGCAGGTCACAAGCCGGAATGATGAAAGCTATACAGGGAGGCCGGGGATGGCCTGATTTATTTATTGCACATCCAAAAAACAACTTTCCGGAGCAAAGCTATCAGGGGTTGTTTATTGAGATAAAGAAGGAAGGTACTTTAATATGGACACGAGCCGGGAAACCTACTACTCCGCATATAGCTGAACAGATTGATTGTCTTGACCGATTAACTGAACTTGGTTATATGGCCGAGTTCGGTATTGGGATGGATGATTGTTTTAAATTAATTGATGATTATTTGAAACTATGACTTTTGTCATGTTTTAGTATTGTGAAGAAAGTAATTTAGCAGAAAAAAGAAACTATGATTCGATTAATTTACGGCGACTGCAATAAGTATTTAGCAACTTGCAAAAATAAGCAGTACTCGCTTGGCATTGTAGATCCGCCGTATGGGATAGGGGTTATGTCAATGAATTATACTAAATCAGGAGCAGTAAGAACTCACGGACATTCAGCCGCAAAACGAAAGGATTATCGTAAACATTCAGAATGGGATCTAACTCCTGATAAAAAATACTTTGATGATTTATTTAAGGTAACGACAAATCAAATCATTTGGGGAGGGAATTACTTTTCTGAAATGATACCTTCGTCAAAGTCTTTTATTTGTTGGGATAAAAGATGTATGGATTCAATGACAAATGATTTTTCAGATTGTGAATATGCTTGGTGTTCTACTGGAGTTTCTCGAATGTTTCGCTTTGTTTGGAATGGAATGCTTCAGGGTAATATGTCAGACAAAGAGAATAGAACACATCCAACTCAGAAGCCCGTACAGCTCTATAAATGGCTTTTAAAGAACTACGCTAAAGAGGGCGACACAATACTCGACAATCATTTAGGAAGCGGCAGTTCAGCGATTGCGTGTATTGACGGCGGTTTTGATTTTACAGGGATTGAACTTGATCCCGATTATTTCGAAGCGATGGTTAAGCGAGTTCAGAACCACGTCCGGCAGTTAGATATATTCATTGAACGGCCTGAGATTAAAATCATCTCACTTTAATTTGCGAATCAAAATAAAATGATGTAGTTTTGTAAAGTGTTGTAGCACTTATCCGATGAAAAACAGAAAGTACATAGTACAAACATATTGAGGCGCCCCTGATGACCCTTCCTCCCGGATCGGTGCTACAACTTCAGGGTGCGACCTCATTCATTAACATTGTAGCGTTATGGAAAAACCAACTTATTCAGAAAAATTAAAGCATCCTCTTTGGCAAAAGAAACGCCTTGAAATAATGAACCGGGATAAATTCACTTGTAAGATATGTGGTGATGATGAAACAGAGCTTCATGTTCATCATAAGGAATATATAGACGGTAATGATCCGTGGGATTACGCAAATAGCTTTTTAATTACCTTATGTTCTCATTGTCATCTTGAAATAGAGAAACTTAAAAAGGAAGGAATAGAAAAGGAGATAAAAATATATAAGTCAATCGGATGGACTGATGGGAGTAGAATAATGTTTGTCACATATCAAAATATATGTAGTATGCGAATATATGATGGTAATGATAAATACGTTATTGGTTTTGATTTTTCAGGAAAATTAATGATGAAATATATTACTAAAGCTTTCAACAGAGCTATTAATGGTAAAAAAAGATTGCCCGAATCTACTGATGATTTTAAAGATTTAATCAATGGCTAAAAGATTTACTGATACAAACAAGTATAAGAAGCCATTTATAAGGGGTTTACAAGGTGCTTATAAATTATTTTGGGATTATCTATATCACGATTGTGACCATGCTGGAATATGGATTGTTGACTTTGAAATAGCACAATTATATCTTGGTAACGATATGTCAATAAATAAGCCGGATGCAATTAAATATTTTAACGAAGGCGAAATAAGAATCATTGAATTTGATAATGGTAAAAAGTGGTTTATTAAATCGTTTGTTGAATTTCAATATGGGATACTTAACGAACAAAATAGAGTGCATTTATCTGTTCTTACAGAATTAAAAAGGCACAATTTAAATAAGGGGCTTATAAGCTCCTTGCAAGGGGCTAAGGAAAAAGACAAAGAAAAAGATAAAGACAGTTTTGATTTAGAAGAAGAACTGAAAGTTCGCGCTCTAATTTTTAAAGATCAAATCCGAGAACAAAAACAAAACTATTCAGACGAAATGCTTAAAAAGTTTTATGAGTACTGGATTGAGCCTAATAAATCAAAAACTAAAATGAGATTTGAGGGTGAAAAATATTTTGATATTCCAAGAAGATTAACTACATGGGCTTCGCGTGATAAAAACTTTAATCCAGAAACAGCCGGATATAAACAGACCACAATACCCAAAGACGTAAGATGATGCCACAAGTAATTAATTTCGGAAAAGTACCCCCGCAGGCTTGCGACATGGAAAGTTCTGTTTTAGGGATGATCTTAAGTGACTCTGAAATAATGAATGACATCATAGAGATACTTACCCCTGAGATGTTTTACAAAGATGCGCATCAGAAAATATATTCCGCTTGTGTAGATATTTTTAAGAAGATCAATAAAACAGATTTACTGACGGTAACTAATAACCTTCGCGATAATAACAATCTGGATTCAGTCGGGGGGGTAATGTACATTACTGGCCTTTGTATGGGGGTTGTAAGTACTGCAATGGCTGAACATCATGCACACATAATAAAACAGAAATACATAGCGCGCGAGTATATTCGTATAGGTACTGAATTACAAAACAAAGCCTTTGATGATACATATGATATTTCAGAAGTCGCGGAATATGCCGAAACTGAACTGTTAAACATCGCGGGTAAAATTCAGCGAAAAGAACCTACTTTGTTAGGCAAACTTATTGACGGAGTTATCGACATAATTCAAAAAATAATAAACCACGAAATAACTTTAATCGGGGTTCCTTCAGGATTTACAACTATTGATCGTATAACAGCCGGATTTAAACGCGGGGAGTTAACTATCATTGCTGGCCGTCCTGGTATGGGTAAGACTGCAATAGCTTTACAGATCGCGAAGAATACGGCAGAGCTTAGTAACTCGGTTGGGTTTTTTTCCTGTGAGATGTCGGGCGAATCACTCGCGCGCCGGTATTTATCAAACGTATCAGGGAAAACAAACGTAGAGCTATTAACCGGAAAGTGTGAAATTGAAAAAATACTCAAAGACTCTGAACAACTTTTAAAACTCGGTATTTACATTGATGATACTTCAGGAATTTCAATTATAGAACTTCGCGCGAAAGTTAGGAAGCTGATTTTAAGGCACGGAATTAAATTAGTAGTTGTTGATTATTTACAACTAATGAAAGGCGAAGGGCAAAGTAGAGAACAGGAAGTAAGCTCAATATCGCGGGGGCTAAAGAGCATTGCAATGGATCTTAATATTGCTGTTATCGCGCTTAGTCAGTTAAATAGGGAGTCTGAAAAGTACGCAGATAAAAAACCAAAACTGTCAGAGCTTCGCGAGTCTGGAGCCATAGAACAGGATGCGGATATGGTTTTACTGCTTTACCGTCCGGCATATTATAAACTGAGTACTATTGAGTCAAATGGGGACACTCTTAATACAGAAGGGCTTTTAGTAGTTGACATCGCGAAAAATAGGAATGGTGCGACCGGAGAATTTAACCTAAAACATAATATCAGTGTAACGGACATATACGAGGAAAACAGCGAAGTACCTCAATTTAATTTAAATAAATTTGCAGATAAATCCGGTCCATTTTAAAAACATGACAAAAGTCATATAAAATATTAAATCATTAGTTGACCTTAGCGTAAAATATAAAACTAACAGATCATGAAAAAAGAAACATTAATAAAAGGATTTTGCCAAAGAGCAAGGATTACAGTAGATCAATTCTACGGAAAAGAAAAGGTCGGTGGTTCTCTTAACCTGAGTAGCCTTACTTCCATCCCTGAGGGCTTCAATCCCACGGTCGGTGGTTCTCTTGGCCTGAGTAGCCTGACTTCTATCCCTGAGGGGTTCAATCCCACTGTCGGTGGTTATCTTGACCTGGGGAGCGGATTAACAGCTAACTACAAAAAATTACCATGTGGCTATATCTTAACATGGCAGGATGGGAAATATCTATTAGCTGACGGAATATTTACAGAGGTAATTAGTCATAGAGGTAATGTCTATCATGTCCGTAAAATTGCGCAGAAAGAGATCATTTACTTAGTCACTGACGGCAATGGCAAATGGTCACATGGAGAATCTTTGAAAGAGGCTAAGTCTGATCTTATGTTCAAAATAAGTAATCGTACAAGAGATGATTATAACCATTTGAAGCTAACCGATACTCTTTTATTTGAGGATGCGATAATGTGCTATCGGGTAATTACCGGTGCGTGTTCATTTGGGACGAAAGATTTTGTATCTAACAGGCTTGGTAAAAAGCAGAATAGCTATACTATTGCTGAGATGATAAAAGTGACAAAAGGTGAATATGGCAATAGGACATTTGCTGAGTTTTTCAAGGCGTAAAATATTGCAGAGATGAAAGTAGAAATAAGGAAAGTTTACAGATGCGAGCATTGCAAAAAGACTATGCTATCAGCCAGCTCAATGACAAGGCATGAGAAATATTGCAGGCTTAACCCTCAAAATTTGCATAGATGCTTTGACTTGTGTCATCACCTGAAAAGAGAAAGGAGTGTAGATGGGTTTCATGTATTTACTGAATTTACCTGCACAAAATTGAATATCAAAATGTATTCATTTTTAGCAGAAAAGAAAAAAACATCTTATTTCGGTAATCCTATAAAGATTGAGGGATTAGTCAGAATGCCTCTTCAGTGTATTTACCATCAATACATGACATTTGAAGAACAGGAAGATAGATTTAATTCATCAAATGATTGAAGAGATGAAACCAGAACAATTAATCAAATCACAAAACGAGTCAATTAAGACACACTTACAAAGTGGCAAATCATTGACTCCGCTCGATGCTCTGTATATGTTTGGGTGTTGGGCTTTAAGTTCAAGAATTAGTGACCTACGTAAACAGGGATTAAAAATCAAATCAGAGCTTATAGAGATCACTTCTGGAGGCAAAACAAAACGAGTATCAAAATACAGTATAGCAAAATGATACATATTCCACGTTTTTTAAAGCATCCTATTGATACCTCGGTTTATAGCCAAATGATCAGGTTTGCTAATGTCAGCATTATTGAAGATGTCAAGACTAAATTAGTACCATCATTATATATGGTTTTAAAGGAAGTATCTGATATAACTGGCATCTCTATTGATGCGTTAAAAAGCAAGTCAAGACAGGCCGATATCTCTGTTGCCAGGCAAATATATTTCAAGAGGGCTAAGATGCAAACAAAACAAAGCCTTGCAAGAATAGGACTGATTGTAAACAGGGATCATGCGACAGCCTTGCACGGTATAAAACAGGTTGAAGAAGTATATGAGCTGGGTAATCTATACTGTGATTATTTTGGAGGCAAAAGATTACAAAGGGAGCCTAAAATAAAACTTGTACAGTCAGTTAAGGAACCTATTAAAGAGCCAGTAAAACCAAAAGAGATGCCGGTACAACGGACATGGATTGATAAAAGTTCAATGAAAATAGGTTCAATGGGGGGCTATTCGGGTTATAGAGAGCATTCAATATAATAGTTCAATCGTATCACTTAATAAACTAAACCATGCAAATACTATTATTTTTCTTAAGTCTGATCCTGATCTACCAGGTAATCAAAATTGTCGGTAAGCGAAATACTAAGCTCGCAGCACAAGAGCTGCAATATGACATTATGAAGCTAAATATTGAGGGTATCATCAAAGCACGTCCGGTTAATGAAACGAGCTACAACGAGATAAGTGGCTATTTCTCCACACTGGCTAAACTGCCACATAAGAATAAAGAGAAATCGCAAGTGCTTTACCGTGAGTTCTGGATGAAATACGAGTCAGTAATTGACCAGATAAACGAGCGTAGGGAGAAAGAGGAACGGGAAATAAAGTCCCATCATGAGTTCGATCCTGACGAGGTATTTATGGAGATTGACGATTGCAGAAAGGCTAATTAATTAAATAGCTTATCTTTGCAAAACTATTCACTTATAAAAACGTAATGAAACGAATGAATCTAACAATACTAATTTTACTGATTTCAGCGAGCTTAAAAGCTCCGAGCTATCCGGCAATAGTAATACCTGCCGGGGAAGTCATAAACGGGTATGAAAGGATAATACGTGCCGTTACAACCGTTGAAAGTGCTAATGGTAAATATCTGCTCAATGAAAAAGAAATGGCTGTAGGATGGTTTGGCATACGCCCTATCAGGCTTTTGGACTATAACCAAAGGACGGGCAAGCACATTACACACGAGCAGTGCTACGAGTACGAAACGGGGAGAATGATATTTCTCTATTATGCAAGTCAGATCCATCCATCCGATATAAAGGCAATTTGCATTAATTGGAATGGAGTAAGTAAAAAGAATTTATACTATCAGAAGATTAAATCAATTCTATGACACTTGAAAATAATTACCCGGAATTAACTACAATGAAAAGTAATGAGATATTTGTTGAGGGCGTAAGGGTCGCTAAGGATGGCTCTATCAATTTAATATCTATTGAGAAAGTCATCCTTAAGAAAGGACTTAACGACATGGCAAAGGCTTTAAAAAGTCAGCTCAACGCAGATAATGTATATATGATAACTTTGGAATCTTGAAATTATTTTCTAAATTAGCATAAGATATGAAAGACGAAATGTATAAAAAGGTATTTATCAATGGCGAAAGTGATTTGCCAAAAGAGGGTAATTATGATTATGTAATGATAAAAGATACTGTAAATACAAACAGAGGGATAATTGACCTTTACTATGTCGAAAGTGGCAATAAGCAGTATTGGTTGACCTATGTTGATTGGTACTTACAGCCCCTCCCCTCCTCCGATAACGTGAAGAGTGCGGAAGAGATAGGCAGAGGATGGATAATGGATATTCTTGAGCCTTACGCATGTGAAGGGAATATGAATATAACATTTAAGGATATGGTTGAATTAATCAGGACGAGAATACTTCCTGATTACGCCTCACTCCACGCCCCGGCAAAGGAGGTGACAGACCAAGATATATTTGATTATTTAAACAGTATTGATTGGTGTACTTTTAATAGCTTTTGGGATGCTGCTTTATTTAGTGCAAAGTGGATGCGTGAACAAATCAAACAATCAAATAAATAGATATGAAAACAGATAAAAACAAAGTAGATGGAATAAGGGATATGATATGGAATATCATTAACGATAATACAGAAGAGAAATCTTTTGGGTGTGTTAATTGTGATATTGACGAAACGCATTTGATTTTCAAAGATGATAATAGCACTCTGTTTTTAAACGATATAATTAATTATATCCAGAAAAAACTACTGTCTCCATACAATATATCTCACAATGAGATTAGTGATTGTTGCGGATGTTTCACATTGGTAGATGATTATGGCATTATAAGATGTAATGAGTGTGGAAACTCGCTTCATGAATCTATACTTTTAAAAGCAGTTTCTCAACTCCCTGCCGTAACGGATAAGGATATAGAGAAATGGGCAAAAGGAATACATAATCAGGATTTTTCATGTTCGGAAAACGAGATTGCTCATTATGCTGCAATTATAGGTGCAAAAGCACACAGGGATGGACTAATACCTAAGAAGTAATTAACCTAATAAGATAATAAGATGAAAACAAGTATTTTACATAAAATGTCAAGTGATGATTTTGACAGAAGAGAATTAGACACTAAAAATCATGGAATAGTTCCGAATTGGTGGAAGGGAGTAACTACTCTTGCATTAACATCGGTTGAACGATTTGAAAAGCAATATTTGGCTTTACAAAAAGGGTGGCATATTACTTGTAATCCCGAAGAATTGCTTGAAAAATTTAATGCAAGTCAATCAGATGCACATTCTATTGAGTGTGGAGATTTTGAGAGGTTAAATGAAGACTGGAAAAGGTTTTGTAGGAATGAGAATTATTACAATAGCCCATTTATGAAGATTCCCTACCACACTGAGAAGCAAAGGACTGATGACAGAGAGTTACTGATACACGACATTAATTTCATCAAATGGTATTCAGGTATAGAAGAGCAAAAAATAAGAAGTGCCTTTAAGAGATATAAGAATGAAGTACTTTCTTCCGCCCCAGACATTAAGACTGAGCAAGAAGAAAATCTACCTGATTATTTAGATTATGGTGCAAATAATTGATTAACTATAATAACAAGACAAATGGAAGAGCATATATTGAAAATAATTGAAGGTCACTTAAAATTGGCACACGATGGGAGTGATATTTATTATGCTAATGAAAAGGCATCCAAAGAAATAGCCGAAACATTTGAGAGGTTTATAAACTACTGCATAGACAATGTGACTTATGACAATAGACCTGAGTTTAAATATTTATATTCTATAAACACATCAGATGCGACTGGATATAAGCTATTTAAAAACATTGATGAACTATTCACCTATTGGTTTGAACACATTAACGAAACCCAACATAGTTAAACTAAAATCAAATAAGATGAAAAAACTAATTATTCTTGTAATGCTCCTGATTTCAGCGAGCTCATGTAAAAGAAAAGTAAGTCAGAATCCTGAAAGGACTTATGTAGTCACTCATTCAACCGGAGTTGATACTGTTAAAGCACGTGTGACATATACAGATAGAGCTTATGTAATATTCTTTTATGATAAGGTCTATGGTCAGGCATCTGGGAAATTTGATGCACCATATTCATTTAAGGCAATTAAATAGTTAAACTAAAACAGAGAGTATGAAAACGAACGTAAATGGAAACGACCCGATTCATCCTATTGAGGTAGGATTTGAAGATGGCGAAGTTCAACAATTCAGACAAATAAGCAACCATACGGCTCAGGCAAACGGTCTTACAAAGCGTGAATACTTTGCGGCAATGGCTATGCAAGGATTATTGGCAGGTCATTATGAATACTTTACAGGCAATTCAGATGTTTCTGTACCTGAAGAAATAGCTAAGTATGCTGTATTAAATGCTGATTTCTTAATTACTGAACTAAACAAGTAACCCATGAGCGACATTAAAGATCAGATCATAGAGAAGCAGGAAGAGCTTATAAAAAACTTGACTAATCAGTTATTATTGGGAGAGCCTGAAACATTTTTGCAGGAAAAACAATACAAAATATATTGTGCAGACGAAGAGGAACTAAGGGGCAAACTCGCATCCCTTAAATCACAAGCTTTACAGGGAAGGGGAGAGAAGAAAAAATTACGTAAGCCTTGCTTAACGTGCGACTATTGGACTACCGAGGGGACAGGGTATTGTAAAAATGTAGCATTATGTTTTGGATATAATCAATACGAGCCTATTGAATCTATCACTGAGCAATCAAAGCAATCAGACTCGACTCCCGATCTTTGTTGCGGGAAGTATGAATAATTTAAAGGCTCTCTAATTTTTAGGGAGCTTTTTTATTTGTAAAGTATTCTAATTACTCTTATCTTTGCAAAAACATTCAACTAAGTTTTTAATTAAAAGGCTTATTACCGGGAAAACAAAACATCCCTAAAAAAAAGGCAGGATATGGCAGCTAACCAAACATCATTTAAAAAGGGCGATGCTACAGGAAGGCCGAAAGGAGTAAAGAATAGGACTACTCGGCAATCAAAGGAGTTACTTGATAGTATTCTATTAGGGGAAGTGGACAATGTTAAATTAGCTCTTGATGCGGTAAGAAAAAAAGATCCTGCAAAATATCTGGATGCAATATCAAAATTATTTGCTTATGTTATTCCTAAAAAAGCAGATTTTACTTCTGACGATGAAAAGATACAACCTGTGTTAAATGTAATTGTAAACAATTCAGAAACAAGTAAGACTCTTGAAAAATTAAGAAATGAGTGTAAGTCTGACTAATGTATTTCACCGTACAGGGGAAGCGTTAATCCGGGCGTTAAACGGATCTGGTCCACGATTGATAATAAATCAGGGGGGGCAAGGATCATCTAAAACATATAGCACATTACAAGTAATTTATAACACGTTGTTGTATTCAAAACCGATGAAAACAACATTTTGCAGCTATGCACTTCCGCATCTCAAACAGGGAGTTGTAAGTGACTTTGACAATATAATTACTTCATTTGGCGAGAATGTAGGGTTAATTAAATCTTCTCCTTCACAACCTACATATCGAATAGGAAAGTCAGAAATAAACTGTTATGGGGTTGAGGGTAATTTAGCACTTGCACATGGGCCACGTAGAAAAATACTATTCATAAACGAGTGCAATAGAAAGATAACTTATGATGTATTTGACCAGTTGTTTTCCAGAAGCGAGATAACCTTTCTTGATTTTAACCCGGATCAGGAGTTTTGGTTACATGAAAAGGTACTGCCTAACTTTCCATACACCTTGATAAAGTCAAATTTTATGGATAACCCTTATCTTCCAGAAGGAGAGTTGCAAAATATATTAATGAAAAAAGATAAACCAGGCTTTGAGAACTGGTGGAGAGTGTATGGACTCGGGGAACTCGGGAAACTTGAAGGAGTTGTTTATCCAAATTGGAGTTATGGCGATTTCAATGATACAATACCATTTGGTTATGGCCTTGACTTTGGTTTTTATCCTGATCCTGATGCAATGGTAAAGGTTGCTATTGACAAAAGAGCAAAAAAGATATATGCAAAGGAATGTTTTTATAAAACTAATCAGTTAGTTGCCACACTAAAAGAGAGTGTCGGAAGTTTTGTAAGGAGATCAGATATGTTAATAGCTGATTCAGCATCTCCCCGAATGATAGCAGAGCTTAAGACTGATTTTAATATCAGGGGCGTAATAAAGACAGCCGGAAGTGTTAACGAGGGAATAAGGATTATACAGGATTATCAATTAGTCATTGACCCTGAAAGTAATAATTTGGCAAAGGAATTGAATAATTATATTTGGTCTGATAAAAAGGCAGGGATTCCGATAGATGCTTTTAATCATTTATTAGACCCATTGCGATATTACGTGATGACACAATTAAATTCAAGGCCAAATACAAGAGCTATAGGATGACAGAACTAAACAGATACACATTAGCAGAGTTCCTTGAACTGGAAGAGGAAGATAAAGCACTTTATAAAGCGTTCGGACTTCGCATTAAACCTGATCCATGTTGCAGACCTACGGATATAATTGACTGGTCATGGGGAGAGATAAAGCAGATACAGGACATTATTAATCAGGATAGCCTCAAGTATGATGATATGATAGAGATCCTTTCTATCGGTTCGCAGAATACACGGGATAAGATATTAGCCTTAACCTGGGATAAGTGCTTTGCCCTTTACAATTTCATTGTTGCCGGGGTAAAGAGAATTAACACACTTGAAGAGCAACTAAGATATGAACCAACTGTCAAGGAAAGCAATGCCGGGATAGATCAGTATTCTGAATTCGGATGGTTCTGCACACTTGACCGTTTGGCAGGGGGTGACCCGTTGAAATATGATGAGATAGGAAAGCTGCCTTTTCATCTTATCTTTGCGAAATTGAAACTTAACAATTTGGACGTTGAATTTAACAGACGAATAAATAAGCCATGACAGACATTTTTAACCCTTTGAAAATATTCTCAGACATTGCAACAGCTCGAAGTTGGAAGTTCATATATGGGTCGCGGGCATATGTCAACTGGGAACTTGAAAGTCAGACACTGACAAATGCAGAAGTATTCCTTTTGCTCTTTCCTATAGTTGAAGATGGAGATGGTATAAATGGATTACCTGACACGTCACTTTATAGCACTACTGTTTTTTTGGGGCGCAAGTTTGACCCGGCTCCGGTGACGGTTCCGGTAACTCCTGTAACGGTAGCAGTCACTTTGGACGAAACCGAAAAGCAGAAATATGACAGGAGGCTCAAAGAATTGACATATTTAATGAAGCAATATATTTTAAAGAATCTGTTTTGCTCTAATTCAAATGTTGAGGTAGTAAGATGGAAGATAGATCATATTTTGAACGAATATGATGTGAATGTCGATATGGTTCAACTAACATTTTCATTTCGTGTTGACTGGAACTATACTAATGACTCAATATGATTAAGGATATTTTTCAACGGTACTTAGAGCAAACAAAGGTAGATGTCATTGCGAATTATGACAGGCTCGGACTACGTGCATCCGGT